ATCGGACCACACGGGAAGCCGTCGATGCTCTGCTCCCACGTTTCCGAGGTCAGCGGAGCGCCCAACACTTGCTCGATATGCCCCTGAGCGGCCAGAACCAGCGCCGTAATCAGGGTGTCATCCGTAGAATGCGTAACGTTCAGATGCGCCTTCGCATCTGCGGTGGTGACGGCCTGCGACCCCGCCGTTATCAGCTTGAGCGCCATGCCGTCCCCAGTTATTCGTGAGCAGCGACAGCCGCCGCGTTGTCATCGGCCGAACCTTCGGCCACGAGTGCAGCCACGTCGGCTGCGTCGAGTTCAACCACAACGCCGGAGTTGCCGGCGTGGCAGTCCACCAGCAGCAGCGCCTTGCGCTTGCCGCCTTCCTGTTTCTTCGCCATATCAGGCTTCCTGGAACGCGCCGATTGCGACGCTAGTAGCTGGCCGTGCAACGATCACCGACACGGGGCCAGTGATAGATACGGCGGGAGTGTTTGCGTCCAACTTCTGCGGCAGCAATGCGTCAGCGCCGGGCGTGTCCACCAAAAGGGAGCAGGTAACGCCGTCCGGGATCGTTCCGCTCGATGCAAAAATGCCAACCGTGTAAGTCGCGCCGGACGGAACTGCTACCGGCGTGGAATTTGCAGCCGTAGTACCGGCCGCCAGAATCGTGCTCTGCGTCATGTGGCCCCTGTCAGACGCCTAAAGAAAAGGCGGGGCCGAAGCCCCGCCTTGTTTGCATCACGGCTCTTAGGTGGCCGAGTTCTGGTAGTACTTCAGGCTGTTGCCGACGTCGACGTAGTTGCCGCCAGCACGCGCCCAGGCGAGGAAGCCGACCTGGCCGAGCTTGCTGTACACCGAGTCCGTGAAGCGGAACAGGGTGAACTGCATCACGTCGCGGACCTTGTAGTTGCTGAAGTCGCCGCACAGGATCGACTTGGCGTTCGCAGCCATCGCTGCCATATCCTGGTTGATGACAATCGGCATGCCGAGGATGCTGTCCGGCTCACCCTTCGGCGAACCCGACTCATAGCCCGGCACGAAGATCGGACGGTTCTGCGAGTCCTTCAGCTTGCGGATCGCCTTCAGCGAGCTGTCGGCCATCATGAACTTGCAACCGCGAGCGCGGTAAGCCGGGTCGATGGAGTGCTGGAGGTCCACGAGATCGTCATAGATCACCGAGGTGGTCTGGCCGGTGGTGCCGACCTTGCCCGCACCCGCAGCAGTCACGACGCCGCGCGGCTGAGCCGTGCCGGTACCCGTGGTGAAGTAGGTGTTCTGGACGCGGCCGAGACGATCAACGAGGCGGCCGCGAACGAACGCTTCGATGTCGATGGACGAGTCCTGCAACAGTTCAAACGGAACCGCGACGATCTTGGACGAGAACTTGTAGACGGACAGGGTGGTCGAACCGAACACCGGATCAGCAGCGGTAGCCGTGGTGTTCTGCGCGATAAGTTCACCCGTTTCCGACGTGCCGTCCGAGTTCGGGTAGTTCAGGTCGTTACCCTGAGCGGTAGAGAACACGTCAGCGCAGGAACGCACGCCGCCGTAAGCCTTCAACGCATCCTGCAACGCCTTGGCAACGTCGGTCTGGACGGTGTAACCACCTTCCGTGGTGGTCGTGGTGCTCATGGTGTTCATGAACTGGCGCTGCTCGGCCGACAGCTTGGCCTCACCACCGCGCGCCCAGGCGTTGAACACGCTGCGCTCGTCGGTCTTGCCAGCGTCGCGGATCTGCGCGCCCATGTCGGCGAACTGACGTTCCGCATCGAGGTTCAGCACCTCGTCGTGGCGCTTGATGGCCGCGTCTACACGGCCGATCTCATCGATCTTGGCGTCGTAGACTTCCTGCGACTTGGTGTCCCAGCTAGCAGCCGGGGTGTTTTCGTGCAGGTTGCGGGCCTCTTTTGCCAGCGCGTTGCGGCGCTCCCGCATGGCCTGAATGGATTCAGACATTTGCTTTGTGATTCCTATGGTTGGGGAAATAAAAAAGCCGCCCTAAAGGCGGCTTCTCTGTGCGCGGGAGCGAACCCTTTACGCAGCAGTCGTTTCGATCAGTCGCAGTTGCCGGATACGCGCGGCAGCGATCTGCTCGTGGTTCTCGTCATCGTTGGCCGCCTCAGTGGGGGCGGGTTCTTCAATCGCTTCCGGCTCCACTGCAGCGGGTTCCGAAGCAACCGCTTCCGGTGCGAATCGGTATGCGGCAAGGTTCCAAGCGTTCTTGGCCTTCTCGGCCTTCGGCTCGATGCTGTCTGCGAAGCCCTGCTTAACGGCCTCGTCCTCTGTGAGCCACGTCTCCGCGTCCATCATCGCGGCGATATCTGCGCGGTCGATGCCGGTCTTGGCGGCGTACTGGTCGGCGATGGTGCCGTCGATCTTTTCCAGCAGGGACGCGGTGTCGAGCATCGCGTGCTTGTCACCCATCGCCATCGTCCAAGCGTTGTGGATCATCAGCATGGAGCCGGGGGCCATGACCACTTCGTCAGCGGCCACGGCGATCACCGAGGCAGCAGAGGCGGCCAGCGCGTCCACATGGGCCACGAAGCGGGCCTCGCTGCGCTGCATCGCCGAAACGATGGCGCGGGCCTCAAACACATCGCCGCCTGGGCTATTGATGCGGAGGTGAATGGTGGAAGCCTTGGTCTCGCCGACGGCCTTCAGGAACTTGGAAGCAGTCACGCCGCCACCAGTCCAGAAGTCCTCGCCGATCACGTCATAGATGTAAATCTCCGCCTCGTCGCCCTTCGCCACCACGCGAAAGTCACGGGGGCGGTCTGCGTTGTCACGCAGCAGCTTGGGGAGGTGCAGGTTCATTCGCGGGTTCCTTGTCGGCGGGGTCGTGAAGCTCATCGCCGCCATCCATCGGGGGGAGGTTTTCCAGCTTTCGGATCTCGTTCTGAGTCATCCAGGCTGGGTTCTGCGTGCCGCCGAGCGCGGCCGTGAAGTACTCGGCGCGGGACTTGGCGTCGCCACGCATCAGGCCGTCCGTGTTGAACTCGACAAAGTTGCGCGAGGTGCGGAACAGCTTCCGGTTTAGCTCCTGCTCAAAGCGCCGCAGATGCGGGCCGAGCGTGTATTTCACGAAGCCAATGCCCATCTGCTCGATGCCGGAGCCCCAAGAAGTGGACTTCTCTGTCTCGCCGATCATGAAAGGCGGCACGCCAAAGGCGCGGGCGATGTCGATCACCTGGAACTTGCGCGACTCAAGGAGCTGCGCGTCTACGGCATTCAGCGACAGGGCCGAGATGTCCAGACCTTCCGTCAGGATCAGCGGGGTTCCATTCGGCCCTTGCCCGTTTCCGTACTTGGCGAGGAACGCTTCACGGAACGCGATCTGCTGGTCCGGGGTCATCTCGCCCGGAGCCTTCACGACGTACTGCGGCTGGGCGCCCGATCCGTAAAAGCTGCCAGCGAACTGGTCGGCCTGGATGGCGATGCCGATGGACTGGCGAGCCGCGTGGCCGATGATCGAAAGCGAGCGGCAGCCGTCGAACGCGCAGCCGGGGAAGTGCAACATATCGTCTTGATCGACGGCGAAATAACCCTTCTGTCCGTCCACCTCGTCTTGGACTAGGTAGCGCAGGCGGTCGCCCACTCGCTTAACCGATACCTGCGAGTGCTTCAGCGGGATTAGCGCGTCAACAATCGGACTGCTGGGAGACTTGCGCTGTATCAGGACGTAGGCGTCACCGCGCAGCAGCACTTGGCTGGTGGCGTACTCCCACATGGAGGCGGCCGTAAACCGCGAGCAGGGCTGCTCGTTCAGCAGCCACCAGTATTCGTGCCGCACACCAAGCCGAGAACCGTCCTCCTGGCGCTGATACGTGGAGCAAGGCATCTGTGCCACGGCCCCCGCGATCAGGCGCACGCAGGCGTACACGGCCGAAACCTGCATGGCGGTGTATTCCGTCACCGGAACACCCGCCGCTGTGTTCGCGCCGATCTGGAAAATCTCGCCCATTCGCACCGCATCGGACGAGGGAACGTCCGTGTATTCGATGGAATTGGAGAATTTCGGCTCGATTCGTTCGCGAACTTCGCGTTTGTTAAAAGGCCAAATTGGCATCAGATCACCACGAACCCTTGTTTGATGACCGGAGGCCCTTCCACGCCCAATCGCGCAGTGCCCACCGCCATAGCCAATGCCACCAGACCGTCAATGCGGCCAGTGGACTTCTTCTTCGTGAACTTGCGGTTTTCGGCCGCGTCTATTTCCAGCGCCGCGTTCGCCGCGCACATCGTCAGAACCGGGTGGTTCCCGTGGCGCATCTCGGAACGCAGCAACATCGTTTCCAGTTCGCGCAGCGCGGGGGACATAGACACCATGCCCTGCCCGAACTCCACGAACCGTTCCAACTCACGCTCAGTGAACCCAGCCCGCACAAGGCAGGGCTTGAGGAACTTCATGTTGTAGCGGTCGAACGCCAATGCCTGCACGTCGTAGCGGTTGAACACGCCCCGCAGGTACTGGGCCACGAAGTCGTA